ATCTGCGGCAGTCGTTCGTGCAGTGCTGCTGCCGTAGGCGAACCGCAGGTGGTTGTGGACATAGTCGCAGATCGCCTGGACCCGGCCGTATCCCGGGGCGACGCTGCCGAATCGCGTCCATGCCTCCTGGCCGAGTACGTCCGGCAGGCAGTATCGGCTCGGGAGGGTATAGAGCAGGACGTCATCTGGCAGGTCGGCGGGCAAGCACTCAGGCGCGCTGAGGTCAACATCCTCAGTGACATCCGGTACCAAGATCGTGGCCCGATAGCTCATCACCGAACGGCCGACTGGGATCGTCAGCCTCCGGCAGGGGTTGCCGTAGATATCCCGATAGATATAGCTGTCGAGTGTTGGCTCCGTCGTCCATTCACCGGAGACGATCTCGATGGGCTGATTTTCGAACGGTTCCACCTGGAACACCGCGGAAACGGGGAACTGCGATGACTCCACGAAGTCACACCCGATGAGTACCGTCCGCTGTCCCATCGCCTCCTCCGATCCGTTACCCCGCCAGCAGAGGACGGGGAATGGAATCTAGCGCACGCCCCGCCAGGAGCTCAGTCGTTCCAGCGTGGGTCGTTCTCCCAGGCTTCGTTGCGCTCCTCAACCTTCTCCAACGCACGCTCTGCTTCCTCGCGGCTCCGGTACGGCCCCAACCGGTCGGTTACCTTCGTGGCGTTGTCGTCGGGCACAACCGAACGGGTCTTGAGGTCGTACCACCAATCACCTTGGGCCATCGTTCCTCCTCCAAAGATCGCCACCATCGACGCTACTCCCCCTCATTCCAAGCTCGTAGGATCGCGGGATGGCCATCGAGCCAGCCGCCATATCCTCACAGCGCCATGTACCGGCCCAGATCACCCGGCCGCCGTACGTTGGCCTTGCGGCGCCCGAGCCGTACCTCGGGCCGGACGTGCAGACGCGCGAGACGATCGAGAAGATGCGGGTTGCCGGCCGGATCGCCGCCCGGGCCATGCATGCCGCCGCAGCCGCGATAGCTCCGGGGGTTACGACCGATCAGCTGGACGGAGTGGTCCACGAGTTCGTCGTCGGCTCCGGCGCATACCCCTCCACGCTGGGTTACCGGGGCTTCCCGAAGTCTTGCTGCACGTCGGTGAACGAGGTCATCTGCCACGGCATCCCCGACGAGCGCCCGTTGGAGGACGGAGATCTGGTGAAGATCGACGTGACTGCCTTTCTCGACGGAGTGCATGGTGATACCTGCGCCACCTTCTTCTGCGGGAACGTCGACCAGGAGTCACGGCTGCTGACCCAGCGCACCAGAGAGGTGCTCGATCGCGCGATCAAGGCGGTTCGGCCTGGGCGGCAAGTCAACCTGATCGGCCGCGTGATCGAGAGCTATGTCAGGCGGTTCGGGTACGGGGTCGTGCTGGCCTATACCGGTCACGGGGTCCACTCCAGCTTCCACTCCGGCCTTGTCATACCGCACTACGACGAGCCGGCCTACGACACCGTCATGGAGGCCGGCATGACGTTCACCATCGAGCCGATGATCACCCTGGGTAGCGGCGCGTCCGACGTGTGGGACGACGGCTGGACGGTGGTCACTCAAGACGGTAGCCGGTGCGCGCAATTCGAGCACACGCTGGCCGTAACCGAATCCGGCGCTGACATCCTCACCCTCCCGTAGCCGTTCGCGAGGAATGCGGGCCGGTGGCCGTCAGTCCAAGTTCGCGATCGCGCGAGCGAACACTAAGCCAAGTTCGCGAGCGTCGGTGGATCGCGCGGCACTGTCTGGACGAAGGAGTCGAGCAGAAGAAATCTGCCAGCGACTGAGGAAGACAGTGCCCAGAGCGCGACCGCGCGAGCGAACACTAAAATGAATATGGACGAGCCGGCCAGGCGATCGCGGTTCCGCCCACGAAAGGGGGCGTAGCTGAGGAAAGTCCGGACTCCATAGAGCGCGGTGGTGGGTAACGCCCACCCGGGGTGACCCGCGGGACAGTGCCACAGAAAACAAACCGCTCCGCAGCCCAGCGAGGTGCTCCGCACCTCACCGGTACGCGAAGTAAGGGTGAAACGGTGGTGTAAGAGACCACCAGCACCCCAGGTGACTGGGGTGGCTCGGTAAACCCCACCAGGGGCAAGATCAAAAGGGTGCACTCGGTGCACCTGTGGAAACGCCTGAGGGCTGCTCGCCCGAGTTTCCTGGTAGATCGCACCAGGCCGTTGGCAACAGCGGTCGCAGATGGATGATCGCCGGTCACCGCCAGCGGTGATCACAGAATCCGGCTTACCGGCCGGCTCGTCCCCTCCCTAGCCCTGACAAGGGCTTATGTCATTCGGCCACCTCCTCAGTTCGCACGTGGTCCGCAGAAAGAACCGCGTCGACCGCTGCGCGGGTACGGTCGCCGCTATCCGGCCAAAGATGGGAATAGGTATCTAAGGTCTCGCTCGCACTCGCATGACCGAGCCTGGCTTGAACGGTTTTGACCGACTCGCCGTGGCGGATAAGCAGCGACGCATAGAAGTGCCGCAGCGCCGTCCACCGCAACGCGCGGTCTGTCGGCCCGTACATGGTCAGATCATCAGGTGGGGCCCGGGCCACTCGCCGAGACGCTGACCGCCTGGTCTGGGCGCAACGACGGCGGCCGGCACATCTAGATATCCGGTTTGACCCGCTGCGAGGCCACTACGTGTCACGAGTGCCCGGTTCCAACACGACGGGGTCAACAGCGCCCTCTTGGGCTGCCCGACGTGCGGCGGAGGGCGGCATCCTCACCGACCTTCAGGACGCGTTGGTTGAGACCGCGGTCTCTGTCGGCGAAAGCGAACGGCGGGCACGGCGAACCGTCGAATCTGCGCGGAAAGCGGTGACCGGCTGATGCCTCCCGCCGTCACAAACAAGACCAAGATCAACGGCGCCGACCTGCTCGACAGGCTCCGCGCCTCGCTGGTCCGCTATGTGGTGCTGCCCTCGGCGGAAGCTGCGGACGCAATCACACTGTGGATCGCCGCTACCCACGCTCAAACCGCATGGGAGCATGCGCCGCGGCTCGTGCCCAAGTCACCCGAGAAACGCTGCGGCAAGTCCCGCTGTCAAGACGTGATCGCCGAAACCTGCCACCGGGCGCTCATCACTGTTAATGCCACGGTCGCCGCGATTGTGCGGTCCGTCGGTGACAACCCGCCCACGTTGATCGTGGACGAGGCCGACACGATCTTCGGCACAAAAAAGCAGGCCGACAATAACGAGGACCTCCGCGGCATCCTCAACGCCGGCCACCAACGAAACCGCCCGATGTTCCGCTGGGACATCACATCGCACCAGCTAGAGGCGATGACGACGTTCGCAATGGCCTGTCTCGCATCAATTGGCGACCTTCCCGACACGATCGAGGACAGAGCTGTTGTGATCAGGATGCGCCGGCGGGCACCGGGGGAGCAGATCGCGCCGTATCGGACCCGCCGGGACGGTCCCCACCTCAACGAATTGCGTGACGAGCTGGCCGACTGGGTGGGCGGCATGGCCCCAGCCCTGCACGACGTTGTACCGGAGATGCCGGTGGAGGACCGAGCAGCCGACACGTGGGAGCCGCTGGTCGCCATCGCCGACGCCGCAGGTGGCCACTGGCCTGACCGTGCCCGCAGCGCCTGCCTGGCCCTGACTGGGGATGAGCCCAATGACGGCGCCCCTGGCACCCGTCTACTAGCCGACCTACGGGAGGTCTGGAAGGAGTCCGAGCCGGAGCTCTTTACGACGACGACGATCCTGGACCGGCTGAAAAAAGCTCGAGGAAAGTCCGTGGTCGGAATGGGGACGCAAAGCCGAACCGATCACAGCGACCGGGCTGGCCGGGCTGCTCAGACCGTACCGGGTTCGGTCGCAGAACATCCGGGTCGGTGGGGTCCAGGCTAAGGGCTATCTCCGTAAGGATCTCGGCGACGCCTGGCACCGATACCTAGCTGATGCGTCCCAGGCGTCCCAACGTCCCAATGAAGGTGAAACCCCTCGTCAGCCGTGGGACGGCAGCGGGACGGATGCCGGGTCCCACAGCCGTCCCAGGCCTGACAAGGTCGTTCTTGACGCTTGGGACGGCGGGACGGCTGGGACGGAGGACCCTAGCCGCCCGACCGTTCTTCTGTAACACTGTCCGAACTCTCAGCCTTTCAGGAGTCACCATGTCTCAGCCACCCGAACCGCAAGGCGAGCAGCCACCGCCTCAACCGGCCCCGCCGGAGCCGGAAAAGAAGCGGTTCAGCTTCCTCGCGCTCGGCCTCACCGCCCTAGTCGCCCTTGTCGTCGGCAGTCTGTTAGGTGCCGTCGGCTATAGCGCGTCGAGGCGCACCGCCACCGTCGCCGCCGAGCCCGCGCCAACCGTCACGGTGACAGAGACGGCTCCCGTCGAAGGTGAACCCCCGTTCGAGGAGCCCACCGAGGAGCCGACTAGCGAGTCGACTCGCGCGGTGAAGAAGTCCGACTTTGAGCTGACGGTGAAGATCCTCGACAAAAGTGCTACGGCGGCGGGGAGGGTTGCAGCGTCGACTATCGAGTGCAGCCCAAGTACGTCGGCCCGTCCCCAAAGCCGATGGGTTTGATGGAAATCACTTACGAGGTGACCGGCGGCAAGGAAGGTCCCCAGACAGGCACAGTCCAGTTGGAGGACGGCAAGTACGACCCAACAATGACCGAGGACTTCACCGATATTCGTTCAAGCACCACCAAGCTAACCGCGAAGATCACCGACATCCAGGAATTCAGCTGAAGGACTGCGCTGGCAGGATCTTGCCGGAACTGAACTCGCCTTCCACCTAGCTCGGGGGAAGGCGTTATGGAGGGCGCGGCGTTTTGGCTTGGCCGCCTCGCGCCGCGCCCTTAAATGTCTGATCAGGGCCACCCACGGGCGACCCTGGTCAGTGTGTGTTCAATCCGGATGAAACGTCGGTTACATAAGTCGGCTAGTGCGAACCTGGGCAGTGTGGCTGGTTGGCTTCGCTGCTACATTGCGGGGATTTCACGCCAAACTTCGGCGGGTGCTGTTCCGCCGCGACGGCGGAACCTGCTGCAAGCCCACTGCTTAATAGACCGGTGAGCACGGCAACAACAATTTTGCGCCTCATGCGCCCTCCTTCCTGAAATTAGTTTCGTGGAGGGGGCCCCTTGCCGTATTCAGCTGATGGTATAGAAGTCAAGTATCATTCGTCAACGATGTGCTCCGGTGGGATATATGTGGTTACTCCTTTACATGTCGAACACGAACATCTGCGGGACACTTTGCTCGGCCCAATAGGCGGCCCTGTCCAACGCCACAATCGCGGCCACAGCAAGATCAATTTTGCGGGGTGAACCGCGTTTGTCCTTGCTGACAAGATCACCGAGCGGTGTTCGCTTGGCGACACAGTGGGCGATGTGCGCAGCAAATTGATGATCACCGTCATGGGTCACCGTCCCAGCCGCTACGGCTTGATAAAGCCGGTCGGTTGCCGGTGCCATCCGCTGAGCGTTCGCCGTATTCCACTCGAGCACCCGGGACTCGCCGTGCCGCCTCGCCCACTGCTCGATTTCCGACCGCCAGCCCCACGGGTCACAGGCCAGCTCGGCCACGTCCCACCGGTCAAACGCCAAAGCCACAGCATGATCAACCTCGCCACGCGGGACACGCCAGCGGGGGTCGCCCGGATTCTCCCAAAGCCCGACGACAAACAGGTGCGGGTTCTCGACGGTGCAGCCGACCAGGGCCGTCGAGTCCCCAGATGCGGAGCCGTCGAACGCGAGTACGATCCGCTCCTGGTCTGGGACCACCCGGGACGGGTCCGCGCAGTCGGCCCAGACACCCCACGGCAGCCACGCCCCAGCGCCAGTCACCCACTGGCCCAGCCTGAGCTGCCAAAACACCGGCTCCCGGAGGGTGCGGCGCACCGCCTCGATGCCATCCTCGGCCAGAAACGGATCGACGCACGCCAGCGCCGGGTTAGCCACCTTCCACGCGTCCCGGTCATCCGTTGCCCAGCCCTCAGGGGCTCCGTACTCCTCGAAGTAAAAGGCCGGATCGTCACCGGCACGACCGTGCTCCACCAGGCTCCACATAACGCAATCCGGTGACGTCGCCGGCGTCGAAATAGCTAGAGTCAGCGACTCTGGTCGCTTACCCGCAGCCGAAGTGACAGCCGTCCACACGTCCTCGGTGACCACGTGGAGCTCGTCGACGACCAGCAGGGCGGGATCGTGACCGTGGAGCGCGCCCGGTTCAGCTGGTACCGGCAGCAGCAGAGAGTCTGTCTCCGGCACATACAGCCGATCGGCGAAGATGTGGCACCGCTCCGCCAAGACCGGGTTTAGTTCGATCATGCGCCGCGCATATCGCAACGTGATGTTGGCCTGCCGCTGGTCACTAGCGACCACCAGGGCCTCCGCCGATGGCGGACCCACCTACAACTCCGCGACCGCCAACGCCGCGGCAAGCATCGTCTTGCCGTTCGCCCGTGGCATGGACACCAACCCGGTGCGGATGCCGGGAGCGAACGCGCCGCTAATGATCTTCGACTGAAACTCTCGCAACCGGAAAGGCTCGCCAGCACCTTGGCCACGCGGGACGGTCAAGAACTCTGAAATGAACCGCTCACGCCGCGTCGCAAGATCCACCGGCCATCCCGTCAAGTCCAGCGGCGGAGCGCTTACATTGCCTTTCGGGCCCGCCTTCATGGAACATTCCCTCCATGGCGCAAATCAAAGTGATCATGGGCGACACAAGCACCAGGACCTACGACGGCACAATCGACGTTCTCGAAGGAGGAGTGCTGAAGATCATTCCCGACGAGGAGCAATACCCGTTGGTCTTCCTTTCCGCGCAACTCTGGCTGGAGGCGAACGAAAAGCAGCGAAAGCCCGCCACACCGCAGATTCACTGACGGACTACCTAGGGTGTGAGTCGCAAACTTCGCCTCACCGGGGGTCATGGCAGCCGCTGATCAAGACTCTTGTTGATCTTGCGGCGGGCGCCGCGTCGGCTATTGCACTTGCGGCAGACCACCTCGATGTCGGCAAGCGTCATCGCAGGCCAGCGGAGATGATCACCCGTCAGCGGGTTGTCTTTGCTCCCGGGGGTGCCGCAGTCGGTGCACCAGGGTGCTGGCGGATGGCTTGCCGTGCTAGCTGTTGCCAGCGGGCGCCGTAGCCTCGCTCAGCGGTCTTGGCTTTGGCTTGTGCGCAGTTGTCGCACCGGCTGCCGCTGCTGATCTTGACGCCGCAGCCGAGGCAGGGTCTAGCCAGGGTCACTGTGATCTCATCCGGGCGAGGCGCAGCAGTGGCCCTGTGGTGGCCTGAGCGGCCCGTAGCGCGGCGATCCTGGCCTCGGGGTAGGCGGGCTGGCGGACAACGGCGACGTGATCGAGTGCGGCGCGCACCCTCTCGACTCGGCTGCGGTCTGGGTTCCACCGGTCGGTGACCGGGACGAAGCCGATCGACAGCCCGAGACGGCGCCGTCACGGATCAGCTCGAGCACCTCGTCACCGAGCTCAGTTTTGGAAACGCGCCAGACGCCGTGGAGGCCGTCCGGTTGATCACGGAGCTCGACGCTCACCCCGATGGGCAGTTCGGATTGGCTGCCCGGGTGGGTGGCGGTGAGCGGTGCCGGGTCGGCGTCGGCGAATGCGCCGGGCCGGAAGGTTTCGAAGTAGCGGCCGACCCGTATTTGGACACCGTAAGGCACGGCGAGACCGACGATCTGGCGTTGATCTTCGCGGATTTCCAGGTCGGCGGTGAAGCCGCGCGTAATGATCATGCGACGACTCCCAGTTGCGGCCGCGCCGCTGCGCCCGCGGGTAGCGGTTCGCGGTCTTCCAGTTCGCGGACTTCGCCAATCGTGAGGAACCCGGCCCGCAAGCCGATCTCATGTGCCTCGTATCTGGTTTTGAGATCGGTGCGTAGCAGCCCGCCGGCGTTGAACTTGACGTACTGGCCGCGGGGCACGAGGTCGATGAGCGCTGTTTCCAGCCGGACGAGCCACGGGCTGATCGTGTAGGTGAGGAAGTCGAGGGAACGCTGCTCAACGTTGGCGTAGGTCAAACTGTTGCCAGAATCGGCGCCGACCATCTCCGGCGGGATACCGAAGACGCGGCAGATTTGCTGGACGGTGAACCGTTGGGTGTCGAGGAATTGCGACTCTTCGGGTCGCACTGAGACCGGCTGGAATTTGGCGCCGTCGCCGAGCACGGCGACCCGGCGCTGCCCGTATCGGTTGTTGAAGTAGGCGTTCCACACCGCTGAAAGCTGCTCGGCCTGCTCGGTGCTGAGCCGCTGGTCGGTGGTCAATAGCCCGGATGGCGTGGCACCATCGCCGAAGAACTTCGCGCCGAACTTCTCGGCGGCCAGGCCGACTCCGACAGATTGGGCGCAGTGGGCGATCGGTGACAGGCCGAGCAGCGACCCCGGCCACGGATAGGCGCGCAGGTGCCACAGGTCGTCGCGGTCGATTTTGCGCCCGTCCAGCCGGTAGGTGACCGCGCCGTCGGTGGCGACTTGGACGGTGACCCGGTGCGGTGAGATCAGTTCGATTTGAGAGGGTCGCAGGCCGGCGCCGACCCGGCTGGTGACTAGGCCCCAGGCGTTGCCGGCGAGCAGCAGGGACCGCATGATTTGGGCGATCCAATCGTGGAACGGCACCCCGGCTGCTGGGGTGCGCAGCATGACCGGCGCCGGGTCCACTGGGTCTCGTGAACCGGCCCCATAGGCGTGTCAGGGCATGGTGGAGATGACATCGCTGAGCAGCCTTATGCAGCCCCACACTGTTGACAGCCGTTGCGCCGACTCGGCGGTGACTGAGGTTCCGGCCGCGGTGTTGGGTTGGTCCTCGGCTAAGAGCTGCTCAAGGCTGAAGTCGCGGTCCTCGCGTTTGCGGAACGGCCACACCGGTCAGCCCTTGCGGGTGTTGCCGGTCATGCTCTGACTCCGGTGTCGACGACGAACGCGCTCGGTTGGGCGAGTTGCACATCGGCCCGCAGGTAGGCCAGGAACGCGTATTGCAGGTTGTCTGCGAGGTACCGTTAGCGGAGAAATTGCAGGTTAAACTGGGTGCGGATGCCGACCATGAGCTGATCCCACTGCGCGGTGTAGATCTCGCTCGTGTCGGTGGAGGTGCCTACGGTCAGGTTGATCGGCACCTGCTTGGTTGGCAGCCGGGGCAGCAGCGAAGGCGGCGGCGTCATGTAGGCGTTCGTGGTGGCTTCCTTCAGCTTGGCAAGGCTGGTGACGGTGCGCGGGGCGACGATGTGTGCGGTGGGGTCGAAGTTGTTCGCAAGCACTACCCCGGCCGCGTCGAGCAGCCAGTCATAGTTAGTGATGTTGGCTCCGTTGGCGCCATGGGTAGTGATCGTCACCCCGGAGGTGTTGAGCACGCCGCGGGGTTCGGGTGCGGTGCCG